AGCAGGTGTATCTGCATCAACTCTTTCTACTTTATGGTAAGTACCTTTAGCATTTTCTTTTTTCATTTTACCAAATTTAAATGACTCATCTCTTTTAAGACTCTCAAAAATAGGTTTTTGATTATCATTTGCAAAGTAAATCATTTCTTTGCCATCGACTTTCAATGAGTATTTAAACCAATTACCATATTGTCCAGTACCCTCACTATCTAAACCAAGAAATACTGCATCAACAACTTGACCATTACTTAACTTTAATTGATCGTTCATTATTACTCCTAATCACATTTACCCGATGCACATGAGTCGTTGCCCCTTAGACTCTCATCAGGTAGGTTGTTATTTGGGACATAATTACCAGTTAGTATATCGTGTATTTGTACTAACAAGATAAATTCTTCATATTTGTCTGCATCTATTCCAATAGAATCAATTTTGTTTTTTATAAAATCTATTAAAAAGGTTGCTTGTTTTTCGTTTAAAGATGCTTTTCTCATAACTAGTTTTTGGAAGAGGGGGGGAAAGGAAGTAGAGTAGAAAGAGATAGCCCCCCTCCCCATAATTAAAATAACTCCTTATATTCTTTTTGCAGAACAGAGCAAATCTTGTGCTTGTGATTCTCTTGAAAAGTTCTCTTTTCTTGCATCATTAGGGAAAGTAAGGAAACACTGATGTTGATTTTTCTAGCTAACCAAGATTTGCTACGTTCGATTTTGCTTAATTCATTAGATAATTTATGATATTTCATGCAACAAGAATAAACATTGCATTAATTGTTGTCAAGAGATTATTTACTTTCCTTGTCCTTTATACCTTTTTTTATAGTATTTTTTTGACATTTTATTACCAAATTTTGTGTTATGGCTTTGTCCTTGCCTCGTCTTTTTAGCACCATTACTTTTTTTGGTTCTATTTGTAAATAATGACTTCCTCATTTTTTATAAACTTTTTCTGCTCCGGCTATACCAAAGGATCCTAGAGTTACCCAAACAAATGAATTATAAATATAATCATTTACCATCAACTCTATACCTACGATACCCATAGCCAAATCAACAACACCAAATACACACATTAGTGCAAATGATAAAAATCCAATGATATTCTTTTCATTGTATTCGTTTTTGTCTTTAAATAATTCCCACATATTTTCTCCTATAATTCTTCTTCTACTGTAAATGATACAGAATAAGCTCCAGACGCTATCTGTTGAAACTTTAAATCATCTCTTGTAAATCTAACTGTAAAGTGATCAGTTCCAAGTGTGCCTGTAAAATCATTATCTTCTGCAAATAAAAAGGTATCAAATGTACCATCTACTGCATCGTGTAAGTTTTGTAATTTTGTTCTATCTGCTTCTGTTAAGTAGCTATATTTTAAGTCCCAAGACTTTCTTAAGTCATGTTTCTTAACTGTATATTTTTTGCCACTGTAAGATTTATTAACTATTACATCGTAGTTTCTTCCATAACCAATATTAATATCAACATTAGTAGATGGAGTATAGCTTGTAGAACCTTTTTTAAATCCTGCTTGTGTTATTGCCATTATATTTCCCTCATTTGTATTTTCATACTTCCTATACTTCGTGTGATAGATGTCACAAAAAACTGCTTACCATTAAAAGACTCTCCAAATGGAGCAGCAATTTGATTTGTATGATTCATTGCAACTATATCTCCTACCTCTATAATGTAAAAAGATGGATTCACAATTTCTGTTTCTATAATAATTTTTGGTACACCTTGTATTGCATTATAATAATTTGCATATCCATCGTTTTTATTACCTCCCCCCATATTACCATTAGCAGAGCCAATACCACTAACTAGCATTTCAAGTTCTTCAGTGACTACATTTTCATCGCTTTGTACATTATAATTAGTTCTAGGATTATTTGTAGTGTCTGTAAAGGTATCTTCAAATAATAGTTCATCATTGATAGGATTTCTATCATATTTAATAATTCTTTTTGTTGTAAGATTGTCAAATTCAGTAATAGAAACTTTTGTTCCTTTTACATCATCTTTGGTTAAAGTGTGATCAGTAGATTCTGTATTTTTAATATATATATATTGAGGGCTACCATCACTTGCTTTAAATCTAAAGATAAATCCCCCCTCTTTTTGACTTTGCTCTAAAATATCTAACAAGTTGGTAGATTCATTTAAATAGTAAAATACTCCCCACCCACTTCTCGCACTGTTAAGAGTAGAATAGTTTTCTGGTTCTGCAGTTATACCTGCAAACCTATAAATTAAATCTCTGTGCATTTGAGCTATATTATCAACAATATTTCCAGAGTTCCAAGATTGGTCAAATCCATCTGTTCCAGTATATAATTGTTTAACACTTCTAACTGCATTTGAATTAGCAAGATTATCATCATCAGTAATTTTAGTTTTGATGTCCAAATAAAAATCAAACAAATTCATAGTTAAGCTGCCTGGACTTTCACTTTCGCCACTAGGAACAGCCCCTTGAACTTCAAATTGAATTTCTATTTTATCTGGTATCTGTCCATTGGCATTAGAAAAGTCTGATGTATTTAATAGGTTAATTGGCGATTCAAAAGCAGCAGTTCTGTTTGCACTAACAGTATTAATAGTTTTTGTACTTGCAGATCCACCATAAGTTGCAGTTACTTTTAATCTGCCTAATAAAGTTAATCCTGGTGTTTCGTTATAGTTAGTAACACCCCACTTGATATACAAATTACACTCTTGAATTGTATGTTCTTCTTTTACTATATCTTCAATATCATATTCAAAGGTAGTAGTGGTGTTTCCTTGTGGCAATGTTACTGCCCAAGTAGAAGAAGTCCCATCATCATTGTCATAAAAATTTGCAGTATTTGTCGGTAATCCAACTGATGGGGTAACAGTTGTAATTTTCTGCACAGGTCTATACTTATAGCTTCTTTCTAAATCTAAACTAGTTTGTAAGACATTTTTATTACTATCTGTAGCACCCTCGTACACATTAATAGAATTGTTTTGTCTATTTTCTAATGGCGTAAATATTGGTCTATCATCTGTTGCATTAAATAAGTCTTTTACAGGATAATGCAATCTACCATCCCCAGTAATTGCTTGATGTGCTAAACAATTATACTTTTCATTATTCAGAGTATCTACAAGCACAGGAAATAGTCTATTAGAATTGTATTGCACAAAAGTTGGATTTGCATCAGTAGATGATACAGCTGTACCATTACCATAAAGTATTGGAAAGAAGTTTCCAGACTTGCTTGTAAATTCTGGTATTTTTAAAAAGTCTATAGGAGTTTTAGCAGTAATAGTTAAAGTAACTGTTTCATCATTATTCATTGTGGCTGATTTTAATCTGCCTGTGTAAATAAGTAGATCATTTGTAGAATCTAATCTTGATTTAATAGTCACATCTCTATTAATATAAAAAGCACTCCCCCCATATATTTCTTCTGATAGCTTAGGATCTCCAGAGATGTTGTTAATTGTGTTGTTTTGGCAGGTAAGTGTGACATTGCTTACTTGTGAAGTAGAGTCTGCTAAATTAATGCTTTCTCTAATGCTAGGTCTATTGATGATATATCCATGATAACCAGTAGAATCTGTATTTCCAAATTCTTTAGTTGCAAGTCTAATATATCCAGAGGCACTATTTGATATTTCTACAATGTAGTGTTCATCAATAGTGCTATCATAGCTAAATCCAGGAGAAAGTGCCATTATGCAAGATTTCTCCTAATTGATCTATCTATCTCTGGTATTAAATTATCTCTGACAAATTCTTCTGTACCTATCACATTACCCATTATATTAACTGTAACTTCACTACCTTGAGGACCATCAAAGTTAGGGCTACTTATAGGAGTCACATCTACACGTTCTCTACCCCCTGGATTATCTCCCACTATAATTTGTTGTGGTCCATCAGTTACAAAAGATCCTCCACGAGCAAATGTAGGTGGTTTCTGTGCGCTAATTAATCCGGCTTGAATAGCAGATGATATTTTAAGTCCAGTAATTAATCTTGCTGCCCTAGCCCCAGCTGTTACATCTCCTATTGCTACTAAAGGTGCTACTGCAGCTTGTATTTCAAATATTGCTCTATTTAAACTCATAAACACTTGAGCAATCTGTAACATCTGTTGCGCCCTAAAGGCTAATTTTTGTTGAGCTTTAAACTTCTCTTTAATATCATCTTCCATATTCTGTCTTTCTTCTGTGGAAGCTGCTCTAAATTTATCTGTTCTTCGTAATGCTTTTAGTTCCTGATCCATATTAGATTTCACTAAATTAGCAAATGCACTTTGAATTTGAGAGAACATCTGCATATATGAATCTTGTACCATTAAATTAAAGCTTCTAGTTTGCTCTAATAAAAGTGCTTCTCTTTCTGCTTGTTTTAAAACATCATCATCTTTCATTGCATTTATTTTTCTATCTGATTCTGAAATAATTTCTTCTCGTTTTTTTTGAAAGTTTTCTTCTATTTCAATTCTAGCTTGTTCTCTAAATTGCTCGTCTAGTAAATTAACTTTTCCAAGAGCAATAGTTTTATCAAGACCAAGTTTCTTTAAAGCCTCGTGCTTGTTTGCAATTTCTTGAGAAAATTTAAACATTAATTCTTCATTATCTTTAAAAGATTTAAACTCATCTCCTTTAAGCTCAATCCTTGCTTGTCCCTCTCCAAATCTTTTAACTGCATTTTCTCTTGCTATCTCATCCATTTCAGTAGCAAATTTTTTACTTTTTCTTTCTATATCTTGAATTTCTTTTAGAGTTTCTTTTCTTTTTTCTATTGCTCTTATTAATTGTCTTTCTTCTACACTTAGCTCTCTTTTTTGCTTTATTTGTTCTTTTTCTACTAAAGAAGTTGCTTTTAACAAATCAAGTTGTTGTTGAAGTTTTACAATGTTTTCTGCACGAAGTTTGTTTTGTTCTGCTATGGTTTCTGCTTCTTGAGCTTTTTTAAGCTCTTCTATAAATTCTTCTACAGTTTTAGTTTCTTCTGCAAAAGTATCGCCAGTTTCTTGTACTCTATTATTTAATCTATCAAATATTGCAACACCGGCAGCTATCGAAGTAATTATTATTGCAAATAGATTTCTTTTGACCACTGCATTAAATGTACCCATAGACACACTAGCACCATTAATAGAAACCATTAATAAGTGCATATCTGCAGAGGCTTTCAAAGCACTAGCTGCTAAAAATACTAAAGATTGTATTGCAAGTGATGCTATACCTATAAAGGTAACTTTAAGCAAAGCTCCAAAATCTCTAATAACATCAGTATCTATTGCATTGAAGAAGTTAGTTACTGATTTGGCTAGACTTAAGAAAAATGGTTGTAACTCTTCCCCCACCCTTGCTCTGAACATAAACACAGAGTCTTCCATATTTGCAAAAGCCTGGAACAATGTTCCCTCTAATTCGTTTATACCATTAGCAATC